GACAATAAACATTATAGACAGAAAACAAATCAATAAGTGGAGAGTCAATTTTAAATATGATGAGTACCCTCATATGAAACCGATTAGAATCGCAACTAGAGATAAAGGTTTTTGGGGTGCAATATTGATGTGGTTATTAGGTAGAAGAAGATGGCAAGTTTCAAAAGATTTTCATTACGAACTAAATGGTGTTAAATATGTAATACCAAAAGGTTTTTCTTTTGATGGTGCAAGTGTACCTAAGTTTTTAGCAACTTTTTTATCACCAGTTGGGGTATTACTTTTAGGTGGTTTAATCCACGATTATGCTTATAAATATGCAGCTCTGAAACCTGCTTTACAAAAAAGTTCTTTGTTGGTGGTTGACCAAAAACAAGCAGATAAAATTTTCAGAGATATAAACATAGAAATAAATGGTTTCTATTTTCTAAATTATCTTGCTTATTGGGCACTCAGATTGGGTGGTTGGTTTGCTTGGAATAAACATAGAAAAAGAAATTTAAAAATAGGAGAATAAGATGATAGAGTGGATTCAAAACGCTAAAGAATGGATTACTGATAGAGTTCAAGAGAGAACATCTTGGGACGGTGCAATGTTAATTGGTGTAGGTCTTGTTGGATTATTATTTCAAGGTCTAGTAACTTGGGCTGCATACATCGCTATTGCATATGGAGTTTGGACTTTAGTTAAGTCTGAATGGTAGTGTCAAATTATAATGGGTGTCAAAAATTTGAACACATATAAATAATTATACTATGACACTAAAAACCGAACTAGAACTTCTTAAAAAGGATGTGAGTGATATGAAACATATTCACTCACGCCTTGATACTGCGATTACTAAACTTACAGATGTATCAAACTGTATTAATAAAATACTTGCAGTACACGAAGAGAAACTTGCAAGACAAGAAGAAGAAATAGTTCAAAACGAAAAAGAAATAAAAAAAGAAATACAAGAATTACATTCAAGGGTTACATCAAATTATAAAGAAATAGTCACACTTATAAGTAAACACAATTCAGATGATATTGAAAGATTTCATCAACTTCAAAGAGAATTATCTAATAGGGTAGGTATATTAGAAAAGTGGAGGTGGATTATTATCGGTGGTTCAATAGTCGCTGGATTTATTCTTCACAAAGTAATTATGTTCGCAATATAGTATTGACAATCTTTTAGTTATGGTATATAATGTTTATCTATGAACACTTTTGTTGATACAAAATATATTGGTCTTTTATCTTCAAAGTTATCACAGTTTAAAAAGAAATCTAGTAATTTATACAATTTTAGATGTCCATACTGTGGTGACTCAGAAAAGTCTAAAACTAAAGCCAGAGGTTATCTGATACTCAATAAAACATTTTATGTTTATAAATGTCATAATTGTGAGAAATCTACTGACTTTGGTAGTCTGTTAAGATATGTAAATAGTGATTTGCACAAAGAATATACATTTGAAATCTATAAAAATAAGAATGTATATATACAATCAGACGATAATAAAAAAGATTTAAACTTATCTAAACCAGTATTTTTAAAAGGAGATTCTCCACTCAAAAAACTCAAGAAAATTTCACAACTTAGTCCAGACCACCCAGTAACTAAATGGGTAAGAAATAGACATATTCAAAGTCGTTTTCACTACAAGTTGTTTTTCTGCAACAGATTTTATGAGTGGGTTAATACTTTCATACCGAACAAGTTTTCATCTTTAAAAGGTGACCACCCAAGATTCGTAATACCTTTTTTAGATAAGAGTAATAAAATGTTTGCACTACAAGGTCGTGCATTTGGTAAAGAAGAACCAAAGTATTTGACCATTAGATTAAGTGATGAGAAGAAACTATATGGTTTAGACAGTATTAACTGGGGTAGGAAAGTTTATGTTGTTGAGGGCCCGATTGATAGTTTATTTCTAGATAATTGTGTTGCAACTGCACACTCTGATTTGAGAATTGATAAGAAAGATAATGTGACATTGATACCAGATAATGAACCAAGAAATAGGGAAATAGTAAAAAGAATTAGAAGTTTTATAGAAGATGATTTTTCTGTATGTTTGTTTCCAGAACAAATAAAACAGAAAGACATCAATGAAATGGTTGTGTCTGGAGTAAAAGACATAAAGAAACTAATAGACGATAACACATATAAAGGACTAGAGGCAAAAGTCCGATTTAACGAATGGAGAAAAATAGATGCTTAATGGTAAACTTCCAACAAAATATCAAGAATTTATACACCTTTCAAGGTACTCAAGGTGGCTACCAAAAGAAGGTAGAAGAGAAACTTGGAGAGAAACAGTAACAAGATACTTTGATTTTTTTCAAGAACATTTAAAACAAAGTTGTAAATATAGTTTAGATAAATCATTGAGAGAAGAGTTGGAAGATGCAGTAATACATCTTAAAATTATGCCCTCTATGAGATGTTTAATGACTGCTGGTGAGGCACTTAAAAGAGAGAATATTGCTGGTTATAATTGTAGTTATGTTGCAGTTGATAGACCACAAGCATTTGACGAAATATTATATGTATTAATGAACGGAACTGGGGTAGGTTTCTCAGTTGAAAGACAGTTCGTTGGTAATCTACCAACAGTTGCAGAAGAGTTTCACCCTAGTGATACAACTATCGTTGTTCAAGATAGTAAAATGGGTTGGGCAAAGGCATTTAAAGAACTTGTTGCAATGTTGTATCACGGACAAATACCTAAATGGGATTTAAGTAAAGTAAGACCAGCTGGTGCTCCACTGAAAACTTTTGGTGGTCGTGCATCTGGGCCTGAACCCTTGAGAAGATTATTTGAATTTACAAAAGAAATATTTCAAAATGCACACGGAAGAAAATTAAGTTCTATTGAATGTCACGATATTGTTTGTAAGACGGCAGAGATTGTTGTTGTTGGTGGTGTTAGACGAAGTGCATTGATTAGTTTGTCTAATCTATCAGATGATAGAATGAGAGTTGCAAAGTCTGGTCAATGGTGGATTGATAATGGACAAAGAGCACTTGCAAATAACTCTGCGTGTTATACAGAAAAACCAGACATAGGTATTTTTATGGACGAGTGGAAAGCACTTTATGATTCTAAGTCTGGTGAAAGAGGTATATTCAATAGAGAGTCTGCAAAGAAAATTGCAGAGAAGAATGAAAGAAGAGATGTTGGATATGACTTTGGAACTAATCCTTGTTCAGAAATAATTTTACGAAGTAGAGAATTCTGTAACTTATCTGAAGTTGTTGTCAGACCAGAGGACACAGAACATACATTATTAAATAAGGTAAGACTTGCAACGATACTTGGAACATTTCAATCTACACTTACTAATTTTAAATATGTAAGTAAAGATTGGAAAAAGAATTGTGTTGAAGAAAGATTACTTGGTGTATCACTTACTGGTATTATGGATAATAAATGGACTGCTGGTAAACTAAATGGTTTAGATGTATTATTAAAAAATCTAAAACAAATGTCAGTAGATACAAATAAAGAATGGTCTAAAAAATTAAAGATTAATCAATCGGCCGCAATTACTTGTGTAAAACCATCTGGTACAGTTTCACAGTTAGTAGATAGTGCAAGTGGTATTCACGCTAGACACAATCCTTTTTATATTAGAACTGTAAGAGGTGATAAGAAAGACCCACTTACAAAGATGATGGTAGAACAAGGATTTCCTGCCGAAGATGATGTTATGAAACCAAATGATACTACTGTGTTTTCATTTCCAATAAAGTGTAGTCCAGATGCAGTATTCAGACAAGATTTAACTGCGATTGAACAACTAGAACTTTGGAAAACATATCAAGTACATTGGTGTGAACACAAACCTTCTGTAACTATTTCTGTTAAAGAAGAAGAATGGATTGATGTTGGAGCTTGGGTATATAAGAACTTTGACTTAATGAGTGGAGTAAGTTTCTTACCATATAGTGAACATACATATAAACAAGCACCTTATCAAGATTGTAATGAAAAGGAATATAAAGATTTGATGAATAAAATGCCTACTAGTGTTGATTGGAATAAATTATCTGAGTATGAAAAATCCGATATGACAGTAGGTTCACAAGAACTTGCGTGTTCTGCTGGTTCTTGTGAGATTCAATAATGCCAGGAAAAACAATTTATTGCGATTCTTGTGATGCAGAATTTAAAATAAATCACAATATGGACGATGAATACTATGAAATAAAGTATTGTCCATTTTGTGGTGAAGAACTTGATGAAGATAATGTAGATGAAGACACAGAGTAAGAAATCAAAAGGTAGAAGATTACAGAAATGGGTTAGGGAACAACTCATAGAAAAATTAAATATACACGAAGAAGACATTGAAAGTCGTTCAATGGGTGCTGGTGGTGAAGATTTAATTATGGCTAGAGCTGCAAGAGAAAAGTTTCCATATTCTATTGAATGTAAAAATCAAGAAAAATTAAACATATGGGAGTCATATAAACAGGCATCTGATAATGCTGGTAAGTATGAACCCATAGTTGTCATCAAAAGAAATAATCAAAAACCTTTGGTATTAATAGATGCAGAATATTTTGTGAGGTTACATAATGGACATTGAACAACATTACATAGATTTATATAAAGTTATGCACCAAGATAAGAAGACTTATCAAGGTGTTAGTTTACACAAAGAAATACCCAATATTGCAAATCTTGTTCTTATAACAAATTCTGAAACAGTATTAGATTATGGTTGTGGAAAGGGTAATCAATATATACAATCACACTCAAATATAATGTTTTATATAAAAGATGAAAACATTTATATGTACGACCCTTGTTTTCCAGAACATAGTGAATTACCTAAACGAAAGTTTGACGGAGTAATATCAACAGATGTTATGGAACATATTCCAGAAGATATAGTTCCAAAGGCCCTTGATACTATTTACAGTAAGGCAAAAAAGTTTGTATATCTTGCGATTTGTACCAGACTTGCACACGCAATACTACCAAATGGTGAAAATGCACATTGTACTGTAAAAGAACCAGATTGGTGGGAAAAACACATCATAAAATCCAATAAAAACAAGATTCATACCGAAGTTCACTGGTATGGAAACCACAATGATTACAGAAAATATAACACATCTTCGTAAGTCATTGATTTAATTCATATCTTTTTTTCATTTTTTTTACTTTTTTACTTGACATTGTTCTCAAAACAAGGTAATATAGAGACATAAAGTCAAGAAAGAAAGGACAAAAAAATGGGAAAAAGAGTTAAATCTTCAAATAAAAAAACAATAAGTTTAAGACAGTATGCTGGTTTTGGTGGTGCAAGACTAAGTGTACTAACTGTGAGAAATCCAAAGACTGATTGGATGCAATCTAGTGATACTTTGAACTGTGTTAATCTTAGTAAAACAGAAGCAAAGAAGTTAGCAAATGATTTGTTAGCGTGGGTTAATGATACAATAGATGATGACCACGATTGGCCTTCTTTAGAAGTTCAAGAAGAAGTTTGGAACAGACAACAAAGAATAAAAGAAAGAAGAAAACAAAGAAAAGTTTGGAATAATAATTAAAAAAAGACTTGACATTGTTCTTAAAACAAAGTATAATAATAATATAATCAAGAAAGAAAGAGAGAAAATATGACAATCGCAAATATAACTGATAACCATATGACAAATCTTGTAGAAAGATTTTATGATAATGTAGATGAAAACGATATTGCACAATCTGAAGTATTTGAAGAGTTTTTAGATATTGCAAAAGATAAGTGTGGAAACATCTGGAGTGATGATGATTTACATTGGATTGCAAATTATGTGTGGAACGATTATTGGTCTAATCATACATTACCAGGCTGGAACTAATTTTTAAGAAAGAGAGAGAAATATG